ATGAAATATTACTTAATAAAAGAAAGAAAAATATTCTCAGATCTTGGTTCTTATTGGGATTGGGTAGAACCGATATCATTTGGTTATGATTCAGATGGAAACTTAAAAACAATGGTTTGTAATACAAATGGTGGTACAATGTTTGAATTAGAATATCCAAGTGATTTTACTGATATCGCACGTAACTTTATTCAATTAGATGATGCAGAAGATAAAACAGAATACTTTTATAAACTGGATCAGAAAATGAGTATGCTAAAAAGACTTACGATTACAATGGCATTGGATTTAGAACAGTTTGAAAAAATTTATTTGCATAGTGGTAAAGATTTTGATGAATTAGAAGTGGAGTTTGATTCTAAAGAATATGCAAGAAAAAAAGAAGAATATGAAAAAGAAACAAAAAATAAATGAAAGGATTAAGAAAATGAAAACATTTAACAAAAAAGAAACTAAGCATATTTTAATGTATCTAGTAGGAGAACATTTTAGGAAACAAGAAAAATACCATAAGGGTTTTCAGTCTTCAGATATTAAAAAGCATACTACAAAATTGCAAAATTTATTAACTGATATACAAAACGCTGATGATATTTTAATAAAGAAAGGATTAACAAAATGAAAACAAAAATAAAAAAAATAGGATATACACCAGTAGATAGTGGACAGATAATGTTAGTAGACCCTTGTTATGTTTTGTCGAGCAAGTCAGCCCCACAGGTAAAAGGTTATACAGAGTTAATGAATGAATACAAACTGCTTTACAGACAACCTGAAGGCACTAATGGATTTGGAGTGGAATTAGAAAAAGGTAATGAATTTGAGCATGGGGTTATCGTAACAGGATTTGGGGGAGATGGTACCTATCCTGTAACAGTAGAAATTTTTAATGATAAAGATAGTGATTATTATGGTGCAACAAAGTCAGTAACCATAACTTTTATAGAAAGCGAGGACTAAAAAAATGAGTAGATTATTAGTTTATGTTTACGCTTTTGTAGTTTGGATAGGGATTAATTCTCATGCTTTTTTTAATACTAAATCAAGAATACAAATTGAAAATTATAACAACGATAAAACTATTAGTGAATGGATTTTATATTCTTTGATGGTGTTATCTACAACTGCTTTAGTGTATTTAGTTTTTTGGTTTTTGGAACAGGTGGAAGAAAAAGAATAAATAGTTAATAGAAAATAAAAAGAAAGGATAGAAAGATGAGTACAGATATAATTTATTTTTTAGCAGGAATGTTTACAATCCCTGCTACGATAATAGGTTGGGAGTATTATGCCAAATACAAAAAAGATAAAAAGCAAGAAGAAAAGAAAAACAAATAAACTCTTAACCTTTAGGAACGCTAACAAGAGGAGTTATAAAATGTTTTATGATGTAGATAGAACACCTATAAATGTAACAAAAAAAGATTTTGTTGTTTATGTGGAAGGATTAAAAAAAGGGGCTTATACAACTTTGTCTTCAGATAATTTTAAGGCAAGAAAGGTAACAAGTTTAAGCCCTGACCAAATAATGTTTATAAAAACTAATTTTAAAAAATTAGCACTAGAGCATAACTTTGATATGCTTCGTCAAGAGTTTGTAAGCCCTTGACAAAAAAGGAAACAAAATATTATAATTATAAGTAAATATAGAAAGGAGTAAAAATGGAACTGATAGCATTATTTTTTGGAGTGTTTGGAATTGGTTTTTGGTTAGGTATTTTAATACAAAGACTAGCTATGAGAAATAACAATACTACTACACTTAACCAAAATAAAATTAAAGAAAGGAAATAAAATGGCAGAAGAAAAGGATACTAAAGTAGACTTAGATGCTGTGCATACTGCTATTTTAATAAACGCTTTTGAAATCTTATTAGAGATAAATGAAAATGAAGAAGAAGTAAAACCAGTAGTACAAAATATTGCTGATGTTACGTGTAATCATCTTCAATATTGGAAAGATACAGGGCAAATATGATACCTAAAGAAGATAGATGGATATGGCTAGAGAATAAAATAAAAACGCTTTTTTGGGACATACAATTAATAAAAGAAAAATTAGAAATAATAGAAAAGAATAATGATAATGAAAATGAATAGAAAAGAATGGGAATACGCCCAACACTTAAATAATAAGTATGATGAGTTTGAAGACCTTAAGAAGCATTTAGGATACACCATAGGAGAAATGTTTATGGCTACAGACCCTTCAAAGTTTAGGACTTTACAAAACAAATGGGAACAAACAATAGCAAAAGAAGGGTGGGAATAATGCCAAAAGGATTAGAGTGGTTTCCTGAAAGTTCAGGGGCTATGCAACCACGTAGCAGGGCTAAGAAAGAAGGCGAGATTGTTTTTTGTGGCTTCTGCCAATGTGGAATATATGTAACTGACTTTGGTTATGGAGTTGTTACACAAACAGAGTGCCCTAGTTGTTTTAGGGTGCTTCAAAAGAATCAATTAGTATTAGACCTTATAAAATGGAGAAAGTTCAATGGGCTTGATATAAACCATGTAGGGAATATAAAGGTTGATGATAGCAAAAAAGAAACAGGTACTAGTGAGTGGTACAACAAATAAATAGAAAAAGATAAGAAAATAAAGCAGGGCTTTCCTTCTTTCAAGCCCTGCTTGTTCCCCCTATGAACATACACGTACACCTTGCAAGTTTTATACTAATAATAACTATTACATTCTTAATAATAGTAAAACTTTTTTTATTTAAAAATTGAGACTGGGTCTCAAAGATAGTGCTATTATTGATACTAAGTCTCAAAGATAGTGCCAAAATACCCCCCTAAATTAGGACTATGCCCTTGACAATAGCTGTCGCATAGTGTATAATGTTAAAGAGGGTAAGAAAAAACTAACTCTCTTGCACATTGAAAACTGAATATAGAAAGGAAGGTTCTTATGAACAGGAAGCAGATAGTTCGTAAGCTAAAAGCTACGAACAAGCTAACTTTCATGTGTACGTTTTGTTTTAGTTATTTACAAGTAACTAAAAATCATTTTTGCAACGAAGCTTTAGAAATTGATGGAGTTATCCACCCAAAGATGATGAAAGATATGAGGAAAGAATATCTTAAGAAACAAAAAGCAGGTTTGCTGTAACAACTGAATATGGAACATTAAAAAAACAATAGCCCCTGATGTTTCAGGGGCAATAGAAAAGGAAAAAGTTATGAAGTCCCTAAAAGACCTAACTACATTTGAAAGTGAATACTACTTAGTGCCAAAACAAAAAGCTTTTGTAATAAAGGCTTTTGAAAAATTAGAGATGGTAAAAAACAACCCTGAAAAAATAGGAGTGGCAATAGTCAAAACAACAAAAGAAGTAGACGAGAATACAACAGAGTATCATCTAGTTCTAATGTTGGGCACAAGACCTATTGCAGAAATTCTAACCCATGAAAGGTCTAGCTTTGAGTTAGAGCCTGACTATAAAAAGTCAGAAAGGTTAAACGAAATTTTTAGCCAAGCTTCTAAGCTAGAGGAAAGAAAATCAGAAGAAGAATTTGATTACCATAATTCTAAGGTTGAAAATTTTATACACCAAGAAGTAGATTCTCTTTTAGAACAATAAATAAAAACAACTGCCCTGCTGAAAGGCAGGGCATATAGAAAGGAAATTTTCAAATGAAAAACAAGGATCATCAAAATTTGCTATTACTAAAAAAATATGAACAGTCTGAAAACATTAAAAACAGAATCAAAAAAATTAACACAGAAAAAATATCCAAAAGCGAAGAATATCAGGCTTATTTAAAAGAAGAAGATAAAAAATATAAAAAACATTTTATTTTTTATATTTGTTTAGGATTATCATTGCTTTATATTCTATTTCTGCTTATGCCTTTGCTAATGGGAAAGTCGCTGACTGACCCTCAATACAACGAAGGGTTTGCTACAGGTACAGGTGGAGACCAAGAAGCTATATTAGATAGAGGGGAAGAAAGACTAAGGTGGTTTCCTGAACAAAGAAACATAAATGAAGAATTGTTGTATCAATTAGAAGATGCTTATTCAGGGCACCCAAAAGAGTGGGAAGAATACAAAGCACAGTTTAATATCAACTTAAAAGAAAGAGGTATAAATGTTTCTATGGAAGAATACCTAAAAGGTGGAGCATTAAAATACGAGACTGTTCCTGCATGGGATTTTAAAACACAAGAGTTAAGCTTTGAATTTAATAAAGGCTTTATAGTAAACAATAAATAGTTAGGAAACAAAACTATACAAAAAGTTTCTTTTATTATATTATAAGAAAAGTAAGAGGTGGGTTTTCCCTCCTGATGGCTTGTTCCCTCCTCTTACAACCAAGTAAAAAAAGAAACAATAAAAATGAAACGTATCCAAAAGCTTCCACAATACTTAACCCAAGACCAAACAAAAGCTTTTGTAAGGGTAGCTAATAGCTTTCAAGAAAAAAAGTTGGCTTTCAGGAAAAACAATGTTTTGCTTTGTATAAAGCTTCAGCTATATGCAGGGTTAAGGGTTCAAGAAGCTTTAGACCTAAAGCCTGAAGATGTTGTCTTAGGGGAAGGCACAAAAGAAATAAAAGTTGTTCAGGGCAAAGGTAACAAAGATAGGATAGTTCCTATGGCTTCTGCTGTAGTAGATATCATTAGCTTTATTAATAGTTACCTTAAACCAAAACCTAATGTCCCTTATATTAACTTTAAGACTAGAAAGCCTGTTTGGGAGTGGTATAAGAAAATTGGCGTTGAAGCAGGGATAACTAACTTTAAAGGTACGCATACACTAAGACACACTTTTGCAAGAAACTGTTTAAGGAATGGAGTGCCTATAAATGTTTTACAAAATTTGTTAGGACATTCTTCTATGCAAACTACTTTAGAGTATTTAAAAATCAATCCTTCAGCAGAAGAATTAAATTTAGCTATGGATAAAATAAAAGAGGAAACTGAATAATGTTTATTTTTAAATTACTTTCTTTGCCTTTTGCTATAGTTTCATTTTTGATGTCTATAGGAGTGTTAGTTTTTATAGGATTTGTAATATATGGACTTTTATTTAATTAAAGGAGACAAAAATGGTTAATGAAAATGATATACAAGTGCTTCAGCAACAGTTGATAGATGAGATGATAGATAAATTAGCAAAAGAAACACGTGCCCTTGAAAAATGTATAAGAACTGTAAAAAAATATGAATCTATCAGCTCAAGGGCACCTGTTTATTTTGCTAAAAAAGAAATCGAAAATATTAATAATAGAATGAAACATATATATTCAGATGCTATTAAATTCAATATGTGGCATAAAGCCTTCGAAGTTCAAGGCTTATCCGAAGAAGATATTTTTGTAGAATTAAGGGGATTATATAAAAATGAAATAATAGGCAGAATGGAGGACAAAAATGGTAAATGAAAATGATATGCAACCACCTGAAAATTCAGGGGTAAATATAATGAATGGCTTTGCTCTTGATGAGCAAAACCAAGATGGGTTCTTTAAAACCACTAGAGTTTATTTAGAACCTGCTAAAAGTAAAAATCAGTTATTAGGAACTTCTATAGTTAATACTGAACAAGCTATGGACACAGCAACTATTTTAGCTAAAGCAGAAAACACTAGAAATAGAATTGCAAGAGTTGAAAACAAAAGTAAAAAGAAAGAGCCCCCTAAAAGTAAAAAAGAAGATGGTATAGATTATACAGATATGACTTATGCAGAAACACACGTATATAAGTTTTTAGAAGTATCAAAGTCTATTAATGGTATAGCTAGAAAAGAAGGGGTAGGAATCTTAACAGGAAACTATCAGCCTTATATAGATAGAGGGGCTTCAAGCTTCTTGCCAAGAAAGAAAGGATAACAAATGAATATATTTAGGTTTTTGCCAAATGGCTCTGCTGAAATACATAAAGGGGAATTAAGAAATAGGGTTTTATATGTAAGCCCTAAAGAGTGTTATGGTATGAAGACAGAAGCTATTGGTTACATTTGGCGTTCAAGGTTGTTTGGTTTTTTAAAGCCAAAGAGAGAACAGATAGTTACAGTTAGGGTAGGAGATGGAACCCCTTTGTCTCCATTGTCTGAAAGGTATTTGTCGGAGAACCCTGTAGATGAATATGATTTAAGGGATTATGAAAATGAGTTTTTTTTATCCACACAACTTGATGTGGAAAAAAAGAAAAAAAGCACAGAAAGAACTAACTTAGATAAGTTGTTATTTGTATTAATAGGATTTGCTGTAGCTGTATTTTTAATAATAGCTGTTGGTAAAAACTTTACATCTGTCCTTGATGGATTTTCAGGAGAAAGTGGTGCAACTAATTTATTTTCACAAGCACCTATAGAAAAATAAAATGGAATATATTGAAGCAATAGAATTTAAGAAAGGAATTGATATGAAAGAAGGAGCACCTTTGAAGGGTAGAGTATGGAAGCTAGAAACACAAGTAGAAGAATTGCAAAAAGAGTTAGCTATACATAAAGCACAAATAAGAAAATTATTTAATATAACCACTAAGCTAGGAGAAAAAGTTTATGGCACACCTGACTAATGGACACAATATAGATTTGAAAAAATATTATCCAAAGAGTGCTTTAATTGGATTTGGTTTGTTATTTATTTTATCAGTAATCTTATTAGTATTTCCATCTACATATTATCTAGGGTTCTTTATGTTTTTATTATGTTTAGTAGGTGGAGCAGGGTTTACTTTAAGAAAACTTAATAAAGAACTAATAAAGGTTTATCATTTAGTAAAATATGATGATTCGGTTTTTGAATGGATAGAAAGGTGGGAGCCAAGAAAACAAGTGGAAGAAGGTATGTCTCCTGCTTACTTTTATAAAGTTGGCAAACAGCTTGTACCTGTAATAGATTTTATTGACCCTGATAACCCCAAACCATTTAGACCTTTTGAATCTACCTTTAATTCTGTTCAGTCTATGGACATAGGAAGAACAACAGACCAGTCTTCTGCTGAAAGAATGTTAAATACTAAAAGTAGTTTATGGTCAAAACAAGAAGTTAGGCTTATTACTTATTTAGCTATATTAGGTGGAATAATGTTTGGAATAATAGCAATAACAGGTGGCGACCCCCCACCCCCTGAAATAATCCAATGAAAATTAACAGAAAGTTTTACGAAGATTTTTTAGAACTACACAAAGGTTCTCCAACTTTTACTTGTTATAGGTATAAAGAAGTTTTGTGTAAGGTTTGTATAAAACTAAAATCTGAAACCCCTTGTGAAATTTTAGCTTGTGTTGATTGTAACCAACATTTGTTTCCCTTAGATTTTAAACACTTAACTAATTTTGAATAAAATGACTACTGAAGAAAAAGACAAACAACCTGAAAGCAAATTACTTGTAGACTCCTCGGTACTAGGCGTGGAGGGAATAAGGGGTTCAGGCAAAACCCTCTTTGCGACATACCTCACGCTTCATGCCCAAGAGGTTTTAGGTGCTAAAGTTTTTCATAATGGGGCATTATCTTTTGGGGAATACATTCCAGTAGAAGATTTGATTAGCTTGGGAGATAGGCTTAGGAACGCTATTATATTTATTGATGAAATACAAACCTTACAGGATAGCTACAGGGCTACAGGTACAATGTCTTACCTGTTTACCCAAATGCTTATGCAACTAAGAAAAAGAAAAATTATTATTATATGGACTTCACAAAACATTAGGCAATTAAATTCTCGGTTATTGTGGCAAACAGATTTTCTTTGTAAAACAAAGTTTGATAAAAAAAATAATATTTTATTTTGGGAAATGGTTTCCCAAGGTAATGTAGCCCCTTATGGTATGAAAAAAATTGGTAGAGTTTGGAGAGTAAATAGGTTTTTTAAATATTACGATACAGACCAATTAGTAGACCCAACTAAAGCAATAACATTAACTTCAGAAGGTATCAGAGAAAACAAAGAACAAGAATTAAAAAACAAATTTTATGAAGTTATGAAAGAAATAAAAAAAGCAGGGTATGATGATATTTACTTTAATGATATTCAGACTGTAATGAAAAACAACGAAATACAAATTACAGATAAAAAGCTAGGCACTTGGCTTAAAGATACTTTTGGTGCCCCTAGACGAACATCTAATGGAAGAATATACTCTATAGACAACATATAA